GGGCCCTTTTAATTTTAGACTATCAGGGTGGTTCTATATGAACCTATCTTCGATAGTCTTCGTCGCAATACGGACGTTAGTGATACTCTTAGTATATATTACTACTAGGTTTTATCACACCACTCAGTGGTTCCTTAACGTGACACGAGGTAAAGGCAGCTTTCCCCGTTTATTTATTTGTTTGTTTATTTTATGTAATTTTATTTTATTTATTTGTAAATTATTCTAAACGCTCTGTATCCGCTCGCGGATCTAGATCGTTACTTATTCTTGTGAAAACGCTATGTCTCCCTCGGAGTCACATGCGTCTTTAATGTCACTTTCAAGTGACGTATTACCTTCATCAGTGTTAATAACACCTCGGCGAGGTACCACCACCAGTTCGTCTCCCTTGAGAATCAGATCAGAAGCAAGCTTCAACGCTGATTTTTGTTGTCCGAACAGCTCCTCTCTAACCACCCCAGAGTAGTTCTTACTCTGACTTAATATTTGGTGCTGAAGCAATGTGGGGGTGATTCTGAAACCCCAGTACTCCGACTCTCTGTCGAGCACTTTGTTCACAGCTTTGTTAAACGCGGTCATGTCGAAGGGAGCAAGACCTTTTATTTTTAAAGCCTTGAACCCTCTTTCGATGAACAAGAAGTATTCCTTGCTATCGACTAATGCATACCTGGCGCATAATTGCGCTCGGATTATGGCTTTAGCTCGTTCTAAACAAGCCTTCAACTCACCGTTAAGTAAACATAGTTTATTAGTGTTGGTGAGAGAGGTCACGTAGAATGAGTTGAGTCTGGTGCTTAGAGAAGTGGTAACCATAATCAGCATGTTAAACGCTGTTATGGCTTCAACCAACCCATCTCTAGTGTTGATTTTGCTTGGACTGATACAGTCTTCCAAGTGCGCTTGCTCATTTGTAATACGGGCGATAACGTTCGTAGTGAAGTAAGCCATCACTGATTTCTTGGTTAAACCGAGCCTCAGAGGTTGAAACGATTAGTTGAATACCCTCAGGTGATGGCTGTGCCCCATCTGTATCTTCCCAAGATGACCACAAATCGAATTAGCATCACGCGTCTGATATCGAAACTTCCCCCTCCGGAACTTGGAAATATCGCGTGGATACCCTCTGATAATCACACATGCGGGGATGCGACTCTATAATTCTCTCAGCGTGCTTTAGAAAATCAACTACTTCTTTTAGAGTACTATTGAATGACATAATTCGAATGTCATCTAGTCGATCACTCGTTGATGACCACTTTCGTAATTGCGATGTTTGAACCGCACAGTTTGAGGTTATCAATAGTAATTCATTAAACTTCATAACAGCCTCGTGCAAACCTAAACTAGTAGTGATGTTAGAATGCTCCAAGCAACACCCCAGTTGATCTTTCTTACGTTTAATGTAGCCTTCGAATTCGATCGATGTATAAGCCATCCCACCGTCAATTCTCGTAGTGATTGATGTTGTTGGTTAGTGGCGAGAAATTAAGAATTATAATCACGACCGGTGATGTTAACAGTGTTGTTACTCACCACCAATCGCTATTAGAATACGAAACCTATGAATGTCACAAATTCACGACCGTAACTTGCTTTAGCTTCCAACTATCCAGCGTTTTAAGTATATTGACTAGCGATAACACCGGGCTCGACTCAGTGTAAATCATAGATCTATTAACTACTGGTGTGCTGTCGAAAGTCACGACAGTCCTCCTATCACTCCCATGATAAATAGTAAAAGTGGATGTATATTCCACTATCACTTTGCTACTAATGAGGTCATTTCTACTCACGTTGACTACCTGTACTCCGGGATCTTCGATGCACGAATCAAAAAACTCAACAACAGATGCGGTAGGGGATTCCCAACAATCTCCGTCAATACAGTTCCATTCGTATTCACAATCCGCTATGATCATATGATCGCAATTGATAAGACAATCTCTATACCCAATCCATGAGGTACTAATATCGATGAAAATGATTGGTGTCTTTCTGACTCCAGCGGCCATTACTTAGATAACTAATGGTTTTACGAAGCTACACCTAGCTTTTCGAGGGTTATGAGTTGATTACCGGTTTCACTTACTTCTTTGCTACGCCTCAAGAGAGTCTTCCTACAACTCACTATAGCAGCGCGCATTTCATCCGTAAGTCGACGATCCACACCAGGGAGAAAATCAGCCGCAGCCCACGCAAAACCTATGGGAGCATTCGCTCGTAAGGATCTTTCACACTTGAATAGATCGGGTTGTGCGAATGCCACGTCCAGATACACTTTCTCACAAGTCCTCGCCCACAGTCGAAGGTTGTTCTTCCCTGTTCTGGGGACTAGTTGAGATATCTTTTCAAGAATATCTTCCTTGATCGTGTATTCCTTGTCTCCTAGAGTGTATGTTATACCGCTACCAGCCTGACTAGCAACGACTTTATCTGAGGTGGAAACTCTATTGAGCAAAGGCATAATCATGTAAACGTGCATATTTATGTCTTCCACAGGGAATTTGTACTCTTCCGCGAATATCTTCACCAAACCGGCGAGAACCACGGTCTTTTCAACTTCATTCAATTCTTTGTCCAACTTAATGGATACTCTCGAGATATCACGTAGCGTCAGTGGAGGTTTTCCAGTCGACATTTCTATTAAAATTTACTAATTCTAGAACCGATTGGTATAACTTTTATACAAGTAAAATTCGCAGCGCGAATTTAGATGCAAGTATCGATGGAGATCACTTACAACATTGACTCCCTAAATCACCGAGACTAATTAAACTCCCGGACAAATCAGTGGTAACGCGATCCAAGTTAACTTCTTGTGATCGCCTCATTACGGCTCTATCCAACTCCGAGTATTCAGGTAATGACCCCGTTAAGAAGTCGATGCTTAAGTAACCCTTTGACATCGGGGTACCGGCTCTCGTGCACCTACGCGATTCGAATAGTTTCGGTTTCTTTGAGGCTATAAACACTACCCCGGCTTCATTAGTGGCTCCCCACTTCCTTAGGCCGTTGGGAACTGATTGTATCAAAGGAAGTTGAAGTATAAAGGGAAAGATGTCACTATCTCTAATCTCGTACTTCACTCCGTTGACTGGATACCTTATATACCCTTTCATATCGTCTCTCACTTTACGCGAGGACGTTCGTGCGGCTAAGCGTACCAACACCGCTAATATGTGTGCTGGTTTGTCCGCATCGTTGGCGTGGTTAAGTTCCTTTACTTTTGCGAACACCTTATCATTTATCTCCGTATTTTCGCTGGTGTTAAAAACCTCCGAACTGTATTGCTCAATTGATTCGACGTCTAAACCTTTCAAGATGCTAGCTGCATCAAACCCCTTCTTCTTATCCTCACCACCCGCCATTTTAGGATGATGGTTGTTTAAATAAGTTAACCACTGGACCGCGTCCTTGGAGGTTTCGAATCTTACTCGCCTTCTTAGACGAAAACATTAGAGATCGGTTAAACTAATCAACGATTTAGATATTTTTGAGATGCGGAGATGCTTATTATCACTCTTCTCACGCTCTTTTTCCAGGAATGTGGGTTGTTTTCTCGGATTTCCCGATTTCTTTGGTTTTAGCGATATCTTCGCCCCTAGTTTTAGGTCAACCTTCTTACGAACGATGTTGAGGTACGCTATTTCGTCGTTATTCAAACCTTCAAAGGTCACTTGTTTGTAATAATCCACGTTCAGGTAGTCTAGATTAATCGGGAGTTTTACCTCGACTAATGGGCGAAACCCCAAATTTAACCTCTTAAATATTTCAAAAGCGACGCTCGATTTTCGCCCGTTGAAACTCCTACGTATGTTAATATTGGGGTTCCAGCGTTGGCATTCGTGGAAGAAGTTTTCCACCTCGACCATGCGAACCCGCACTGATCTACCTTTAGGCATGGCAACATCGATGTAATCAGGCCTTTTGTCGATTCTATCTCGATTAGTGCGATGAATTCCGTAATAAACGAAGAAACCAACCCACCTATCAGAGTAATCTACGGTGGGGTTACTTTCGCTTAACAATGCATCCACCATCATCTCTATGTCATCAAAAAGTTGCTCACCTATAACTATCTCTAGGGAATTCACAACACCACTTAAAGTGACTTCCATGTCGTCAAGCGACAGTGAATTTAGGTTTCTGCTGAAGTCGTCCGGGTGTAGGCCCACTATAATTCTAGGATCTTGCGACTTGGGTGCACCCTCGTATTCCCAAATGTCAGCAATCATCGGTGCATATTCGTTTATAAATCGTTGTAAATTCATCACGTTCTTTTTGAATGTGGTGTCGAACACAGTATATTTAGATATGAACTCTAAGAATAACCCAACTAATAAGGGATTCTCAAAAGCATCTGTTGATAACGTCGTCGTGGAGTAGTAATCCTCAAGCCATTTTAAAACCGGTCGAACGACCACTCGTTCATCCGTGGATTTTGATAAGTAATCAGACCTATATGAAGCCACGCAAAAGGCTAAATAAGACCGTAACTTCAATTCTATTTCAACTTTTTCTTGAAATCCCAATGTCTCTTTAAAAACTATGGATTTATACTTGAGTATATCTGATGGTCCTATTAATTGACCGGCTGAATTCGATAAAGCCCAAAAGTGTTGCACGTAAGCTCTACCGGTCCCGGCTGGTCTATTTATCACATGTTGACCAACTGTATTTAGAGAGAATTTACAACCACTTTCGAATTTAGTCATGTTGGTTACGGATCCTGATGGTCTAAGATCCTCAGCTGTATAACTCTCTATACCCTTAAGCATACTATTCACCCTCACACCACACAACTTAGCAAACCCGTAGATCGCTACACTATAATGTAAGAGGCACAACTCACGAACTATGGTATCTCCAGTCGCTCCTTTCAAATGACTGCATGGTAATTCCCCTCCAGTTGATTTCTTGTGTCCCCAAGTTATCATATCCGGGTTATAGTTTTTGATTGCTTCCGACAGGAATGCATTTGAGTCTTCCACCCCGTAGAATACCTTGAAAAGGTCGCCCCAAGAGTAACTCAACGGTGTTTGATTCATCGTCGTTTATTAACTTTGAGTGTTTCTGAGAAGCCTCAATGAACGAAGACCCCATCGCAACGGTGGTGATTATATCCTGAGCAAACCGCTTGGATCTATTCCTACTAGCGTCCGTTCGGCTAGTTATTAGTAAAAACTTTGCTAAGTCTTCATCGGTGTCTTCCGAACTCAATACCCTCCTTCTGGGTCTATCACAATCACTAAAATCGTAGTGGGGTTTCGATTCTGTGTCCACTAACACACCGTTGGAACCTCTCAAAAAACACTTGATTACCCCCAACGAATCTACTTCCGTGAGAACGGTAACATCAAATCTAGCGACGTTGGTAGTAACTCCTAATTTCTTCAGATTGACATCACTCACGAACACTCTAGTACACTTACGACAATGTTCACTATCACCTTCAAACAAAGCGATCGTGAACGTTGAAGTCGGGCCGGTATCTATCAAAGAAATCTGTTTTTCACCGACGTAAGGTATCGGTGATCCCGCTGCGCACACGCGCATCATTTTGCATCTATAATCAGCTATCCCAATCGACTGTGATGCACAATCAACTAACAGTAGACCGTTAGGCGACTGCATACTATCAGCATAAAGAGCGCAACCGATAGCAACAGACCCGCGAGGATCAGGTATAGGCACGATCCTACGCACGATGGGAAAACTAGCTAATTCCTCGTGCAACCCAGGCAGATACGATGATCCGCCAACCACCACTAAAGTCGTGGTTTTGTCACCCGTGAAATTCGCTAACTTCACCACATCTTCAAGTAGTTTTACCGTTCGCTTTATGAAAGGCAGAGCAACAGATCTCAGGTCTTCTTGAGATACGAAGGTGTCGTACACTTCCCCTCCTAATTCGAAGTGAAACCTTATAGCTTCTGATTCTTTACTTAAGCACTCCTTCAAGTAAGCAACTTCTATATTTCCGTCGACTAAGCAACCAGCGCGGTTCTTTATTAGATCAGAGAACGCCCTATCAACGTCTCTTCCCCCTAGATTCATATCGCCATTTGATGCACTAACAGTAAACGTCTGATCGACTCTGTAAACAGCAGACACGTCGAACGTACCACCCCCGAAATCGTACACCAAAAGTTGCTGATCACCATCATCAAGGTTAAAGACTGATGATAGTGCGGCGCCGGAAGGCTCATTTATGATCCTACTGCAATGATATCCCGATAGAGAAACGCATTCTTGAGTAAATGTGCGTTGTATTGTGTTGTATCCGGCGGGTACTGAACACACCACACCGGTACATTCTATATCGAACGCTTTTTCAGCAGCCGAAAGTATACACCTGACGTACGCAGCTATGGCGTCGGGTATACGCATATTCTGCACTTGCCCGCCGTAGTCGTCCACGGATACCGTCTGCAACGACCCGCGCCCATAGTGTATGAGATGAACTCCGTACGAAGGTCGCAACTTCTTAACGAACAAATCTAAATTATCTTCGCAGCAACCAACCCAACGCTTCAAATCTCTAAAATATAAACCTCTAAGTTTTTGCTTATAAGCGAGTTCGGCGTCGTAACCGAACTTAATATCTTCTGATGCATCAGGTAAAAAGATGGACGTGGGTATGTACCCGCTATCATTTTGTTTGAACATAAAGACGTTACCTTCGTTATACACACAAACAGAAGAGAATGTGGTCCCAAAGTCCAATCCGAAGATAACCATAATAATCACCTCACTGTAGATCTATAAGCACCCGCTTCAATTGAGGCGCTTCCCGGATTCCGAGATCTAACAGCAAAGAAGAGGAAAAGAAAGAAAACCACGAAGACAACGTCTCCAAAGAAAAACAATAGAAGGAATTCAAAACCACAATCCATAAGAAATTAAAAATAAAACCTTCCACACAGAGTTAGAAGCGGTTTGACTAGTATTTCACTCGTAAATTTCAAAATTCTGATAAGGGTGGGGAGCTGAAGAATTCAGATCGGATAGAAACTCTATAGCCACACCGGACACCTTAGGATACTTCTTCACCACGAACTCCGGTAAAATTTTTAGGAGGAACTTGGAGACAAACGGGACGATCATCCAACCCCGTACTTCAGGGTATAACCGTCTGAAAGTCTTAAAGTTAGCCCTTAAACAATGTATCGAACATAGAGCCATATTGGTGTAGTCGCTAGCGAAATTATGCTTAAAGTGGACGAGTTCAGTGAGAATATCAATCACGACTTGGTCGTCAAAACCCCCCGTTAGATCTTTAAAGGATTCAAAAAGTGCCAATAAATAATCCAGTGACACCTCGGAAAGTGGAGCACCCAACTTCACGAGCAACTTATAAGGATCCGGTACGAACACTACCCTATTTCCGGTAAAGACGAGAAACTTTGAGCAAAAGTAAGGGACGGATGGATTCATGAATTTCGTTTCGAAACCAGTTTCTAAGCAGATAGTTTCCGCATGATTTTTGATCGGTTTTCGAGAAAAAATAAGAGAATCATCCCCAGAAACGAAAAGTGCGTCGAATTTCTCGACGTCATAATAGAGTGAAAGGATACCCAAGGTGACGAGACAATTTCCGACCCATGTATTCGAAGCACCAGACCGCCTCTGGTTCTCAACGGAGAATCCGAGTTGTCCATCGAGTGTTTTAGCAACACCTAAGTATTCTCCTTCCATCCAAATGTCGAGGAGTTCCGGATCAAAACCAAAACTCGCATAAATACGCCGTTCAAAAGCCTTTATGAATTTGTCTTGCGATTTATCGAATTTACTGAAATCCACCTCACCGACGTCGTAATCACACGAATATCCCAGCATACACCCCACTAAATCCCCGAAGGCATCCAGAGACATCTCAGTGTAAAGCTTAATGTTGTCTTTAAGGATGTAGATTAAACGGTTCTTAAACTCGTCGAAACACTGGGAAAAAACTGCATTTACGACTTTTCTATGATACATAATGTTCTGTGCAGGAGGATGTTTAACAAGACTCGAAGCATCCAACTTGACTTTAGCATCAGCTTTCACCATGAGTTTAAAGCGATTTATCTCAAGTTCGAGATCGTACGGATTATCCAAATCTCTCAACAGAGCTTTCACTTGAGAAGGATCACGCTTTTCAAACCACGTTCGAAAACCTTGATCAGACAGAGCGATGATATCATTCTTAAGCTCCGTGATCCTTTCAAAGTGACAACACCTGTTGAAGAAATTTTCAGCCATACAGAATCCGAAAAGAGTTGGATCTGAAAACTTGTCGCTATTTATGAAATTGTAATTCCTACTTTCGTATGAATACAAGTTTTCCTGCAGCGATGGTTTACGTTTAGGTATCGCTTGAGATCTAACGTAGTTAAACGCGCTGTTGAGTGGACACCGACTCTGCAGGAGCGGCGTCTGTCACAACAACATTGTCCACACCGCACTCGAAGGGTGAACTTTTCATTTCTTCAGACGGATCACCCAAATCTCCAAAACCACAACCAGGCAAGACGTCATCCAACCAATAGTTGATGATTTCAATGGGAGCCGAGCAGGGTTTCGACTTGAAGTTGTCTGGTGCACTCGTCACACCACTCACGGTATATGAATGAGAAGTGTTAGTGTAAGGATTACATCTAAAATCTTCACATATTTTCTTGATTTTCTCGATTTCGACGCAAGTTTTGTCAACACTCCGAGCGCTCAAAACGTTATACACTAAAGAGTTAGTATGCCGAGAAAGAGCCACAATGATGTGGTTCATAGATGAGAAAGGGGCATCCTCCTGGAATTTAAACCTAGTGAGAGATACTCTCTTATAAGTTTCCCCTTGCACTTCATGCACCGTGTTCACAGTGGATTTAATTCTTCGTTTATCGATATGATGTTGGAGTCTATGCTTCTCTTCTTGAGTGAAGGTTATGAATTTAACCTCGTCATCCAGATCGATGTCATCCTCGCACTCGATAAGCTTAATAGAGCAAGAGGAACGCCCAACCGACTCGTGTTTCACAGATGCTACTTTATTAGTGTAGTACTTGCTCAACCATTCGCACACGTCCCAGGGGCACCTGTACGACTTATCTCCGTAAACGCGGCCTGCTTCATCTATGAATTCATTCAAGTCGCTGAATCTGCTACTCTCTAATTCACCTCTATGGATAAAGTGTATTTGCCGACTATCTCCGAAGAGGAGGGCTACTTTACATTTAGTGAGTTGCAATGCTGCTAAGACTTCACCCGCGTGAACCATGAAGCACTCATCGACGAAAAGTAATTCACAGCTGCGTTCTGGTGTGTGCATTAGATACGAATCTATTGTGCAGACATACGGAGTACAACTTAAAGCACCGACGCTTGATTCAGAAGGACGTGCTGAGATAACGTCTTCGATACGTCGTGAAATCTCGATCTGCGAGTTCTTATTAGCCGTCAGGACGAGCGCATTAACGACTTTATAACTCCGAACAAATAGATCAATCAAAGTGTGTGTTTTACCACCACCAGGAGGAGCTTCGTACAATCTCAGCTTCACATCGATATTGGTGAATTTGAGACTGTTACCACTCAGGGCTCTTAAAAATAAGTTCTGAGGTAAGAATGCAATGTCCTCGTGTAAGATAACCTTCTTTCCGCGATTCTTTGAGTCGCTGAATGGGGTTAGACCGTTTGAGCTAAAACAGAATTGGTAACCGTCATCTTTAAACACTTTATCCCAGGTCTTAAAGACGGTCCGATTCTTCATTTGCATTTTCCTAGAGGAACAATCATACAAAACTAGCTTAGAGTCTTCGTTGCACGTGAGCAGCTTTCGATCAAAACCCATCACTGTGGCTTCTTGATAATACTTTAGACATTTAGTGTATATCTCGAATAAAGCCACCTCTTGCAGGTAATAAAATTCACGAACACTGTTAGTGAGAGTTGAGCCCTTACCCGTGGCTAGCGCAAAAGGAGAAGGAGTAACCACCCCCATGTTAAGCGTCTTCAAGTACGGACACAAATTAGTGTCATTCTGAAAAACTTGCCGTTCCCTGCTTCTCATGGTGTGAATCTTACTCGCGTCCGTTTGCGAATCAACGACCTCATGGATGAGATCACCGGCGACCTTTACGAGATCAGGCTTATCGGACTGAGGTTGAAAGCGAGAAGAGTCGGGCTGCTGTGGCGCGTCGAATTCACCTTTCGCCCCACTGCAACTTTCTTGGGACGGTGAACACTCATTCACTTTCCCCTTACCTTTCATTCTTCTCAATCTTTCAACCTCATCATCGAGATCGGATGAGAATTTTATATCGTTCGGTCGCTGTGCTTCTATATCACGAATGATGTCTTGTAAGTCACACTTAGCTAAACCTAATTTGGGTTTGCTAGTCGGAACAGCAGAGAAGTAAACACCCGAAGGGGATTCCTCCTTCACGACATAATTGAATTTAACGATGGTGTACCTCGAAATCGATCGAATCGCATCAAGGACCCCGTAACCGTACAGAACGTCTAAAACCTTAATTATTCCGATTACCAACTTATCCGGAATAGCAACGTTATCCCCGAATATGTGAAAGAATCTGTTTATCAAATCAAAGACATCACCCTTAACGGGGATCTTAGAGAGAATTAAAAATTTTGTGTAAATTTGATCCTTACACAACCACGCACCCACGTAAGCTGGAAGATAATATATCGGAGACTCATGCATAACATATCCGAAGCATTTCTTAAAGCAGTAAGCTTTTAGGAAATACATCACTGAATTCATACACGTCTTTGAGAAAAACAACCTCCCCAATGTGGACACGATCTTGCTAATAATGGAGTTCCCCAGACTACCGGCTTTCAACCCCGGGGTGCTAGAAAACTCTTCTTCGTCGCTGAATTCGAATTCCTCACTAAGGGAAGGAGAAACGTTAGCTTGAGTGCACCGCCTAGAAAGAGGCTGTGCGTAAATCATACCACCGAGCGTTATGAATCGTTTGATGGTGTTAAAACCACATTCGGCGATGAAATCAGAAGCATTCGCGACGATCGAGCACCCCTTCGTTAGATACCGAAAAATTGGGTTTTCGCTGATGATTCGCGCTTTACTCCGCAACCTCAACAGCTGAGTCTCGATAAATTTAAACCCGAATTTGTTATTAAAGATGAGGAGGTAGTCGCAAACATTAATAACATCCCGTTCGCTTTTAAGCATTCGCATCACGCGGATGAAAGAGTTAACGGCGGAAGTCGATTTGATGAGATATACCAGCGATGGAACCCCCACAACGGTGCAAGAAGAATCACACAGAACTGTGAGGAAAGAAGTCAACAGTTGAGACTTAATCGCTGAAATACTCATTCCGCTGATCGCCAGTATTAGACTGCTAATCAGAGAATTAGCTTTTCCTCCCCCGAAGAGACCCATCCTTTTAGCAAATTCTTCGCGCGAGATGACCACTTTATTAAGATTCACCAGAACCTTAGAATTATCATCATCGCTGAGACCAAAACCGAGATCATCTTCAACTCCTTCGCACGTGGGAGGTTCTTCACAGTCTGATATATCCGATTGAAAGTCATAGTAGACGCCCCCGGAACATCGTTCCTTGGGGTTAATATCGACGTAAGTCCCTATCCACCGCGAGTCCTTGAAGAAGCACGCCTTAAGACCTAATGAGATCGTCAAACTATACCGCGCTAAAACTTCTTTAGGATTAACTCCCGACAACTTCGCGCATAAGATAGTGCTCGTGGCATCTAAATTTTTGATCAACACCCTGCCGATGTACACGACAGAGCGCACTATGTCGCAAAGACCTTTTAAAACCTTCCTGAAAGGTTTAGGTAGGATCGAGCTGTTCACGAGCAATCTGCAGAAGGAGTCAATTCTTGGAACGACCCAGTTGACTGAATCTCGAACGCAACCTTCAAAAACTCGAAGGAGAAATTTGGAGATGTAATAAAAGATACTCCCGATTCCTAAGACGACATTGGCGTATTTCTTTCCTCTCCATTTCGAGCACAACTTAATGAATCGATCGATCATCACACTCAACTTCATACACCTACCGAGTTCGGCCTTCGCTGACAAACTTCGCAGTTCTTTGATTAGGGAAGGAAAATCAGCAAAAACGGCTGACAACTTAAAACAGAAGTACGCCGTGGCTAGACTTAAAACTGAGGTGAGTCTCACACCTCCGCCTAACCCGGCTCTGTCGCTAGTCTCAGCTTCAGAATTTAGATCGTCGCTTGAGGAATCAAAGAAAGTGACGTCATCATCCGTCGAGGAGTTCCGGAAGAACGACGTCAACCAAGAAGCTCCGTCAGATATCTTCGAGGAGATTTCATCGCAATACTTCTTCCCACACTCCTTGAGGCTGAAGGATGACAGAAGCTCCTGGAGAGTTTCCTTTACTAACTGCTTAAAATATCCGTTGGCACTCAACCCCATCCTCCGACTCTCACGTTTTAAATATGAAACGAGTGGTGAATCAACTGAGTTGTTGTTATAATACCCGGCGTAGCATGAATGATCTTCCGATAAACACCTTGAGACGATCTTCCTGAACACGGTGACTAACACCCCCGATAGTGTTAATACACCGTCACCCGAGAGTGGGGAAACACCGAATACCACAGCTTTAGAAATATAATCAGTTAACAAATTCCTCATTTGCGAGTCGAGTAAGGTTGGAGGTTTAGAGTAGTGCAAAGCGCCGATTGAACAATCGACGATCATACTGAGCACGAACTTACTCAAAGCTCCTCGGAAACTGGAATTGCCGCTGCTATAGTCGTTCCAGACACTCAAGAGTTTCGAGAAACACTTACCCAGAAGTTCTACAGTGATAGATAAGGAATCATCAAAAATGAAAGGGTTGAGTAGGACTGCAAGCATTTTCCTAAATTTAGGTACTAACTCGATTGAGTTTAAGTACTTAGCCGCAGAGCGCAAACAATCTCTCAACGCCGCCGGAGTTTTTACTACGAGACTCGAAAAGGATGAAATCAACCATTCCACGACGCTCGACCCGAACGCTCCAGCCTTCAAACCACCTTTGGGAATTACGTTTTTAGGGTTTTTCGTTTTTATCGTATTTTGAGCACCGTCGTCCTCAAGGGTGGCGGCCCGAGCTTCGATTATTTCGTCACCCACTTCAACGATCAAATCCCGTTGTAGGGAATTATGAATTAGACGACTAGCTTGAGAAGAGAGGAAAGACGTTTCTTCATTTTCAGGTATACTACCGAACTTCTTCAAAGACACATGAACTAAAAATTCTGAGTGTGTACCGATGGGTGTGATCAGATCAGTCGCTTCCAAAAAATCAATGTCGAAAGCGTCCTTGCAGATTCTCTTAATGAGAGTGGTAAATTTAGACCTGAAGAGGAAGCGCATGTGTCGAAGTTTTTCGTTAACTGCGTACTTCAGCATTGAAGAGATAGACATCTCGTTGACCGCTAAAGAGATTTTCTTAGAAAAACACTCTGCAGTCAAGCGAGATCGAACCCCCGCAGCTAGCATAACAGCCGAAAACGACTCAATATCGTTGATATCGAGATGCACATCTCTTCTCACGATCTTCCCGGATATCACTAAACGCGCTTTAGCATTCTTAATGTGGTTCCAAACATAATCAAAAGTTTTTGAATTCACATTCTGGCAAGCGTTGACTGTGAAAAGGTATATTTTTTCCACGAAGTCGGAGTCTAGATACATATAGTCTGCTCCGGGTAAGCAACACCTCGATTGTCTGTCAAATCTAGGAATCTTGACTTTAGTAATGCCAGGCTCAGCGAACGGGAAGCGCAAAAGATTAACCCCTTCGAACGTTGGACAGCGTTCGCTGCGAGTCATCTGATAGAAGTTGACCCCACATCGCACTTCATACATCTCAAGAGAAAAGAGATTACCTTCAAAGCAAAAATGCGAGGTTTGCATGAAGCGTAAAAGATTCGAAAAACTGTGAGAGTAAGTGGTGTGGCCAAAAACGTATGTCACTCTGTCTTCAGCTCTAGACACGATGACATCTACATCCAAAGTACTAATGTGAAACGCGTCTCGGTCAGTGAGAAACTCACCTGGAGTGATCAGGGAGAAATAGAAAACAGATGCACCACGCGAGCGCATTGCTTTAGCCATATCGTCGACGTTAAGGTCGTAAACTTGAGTGGCCACTAGGCAGTTAGATTTCACAGAGCATTCAGATAACGTCCGCGAACAAGCGGTGATGCCGCACCCCGCAATAGCGACTTTATCATACAAGCGATGGGGTAAAGTCTCCATTGAAGATATCGAATGTTCGCGCAAAACCTTCCTTTGCGCATCTTTGAGGTCGCAAACTGGGCGGCAGATGTGCACTCCCACGTGACCCGCCATGAGATGATACTTAGGGCATCCACCCACATCAACGTAATCACTACCGGCTTTCCTATGATGTAGACTATTTTCCAACAACCTGCAAGAAGCTGCAAGAGAATGATTAGAGTATGTCGAGTGTGTGAATCTGAGGTTAAACTCAGGGAAAGCGTTGACGAGGGCTGCTTGTCTTTCTTCGCTCATTTGGTACGGGATGACCTGCTCGGGCCTCCTATTTCGTTCATTGCGAGCCGCCTCGTTAACCCTTATGGCTTCAGTCTCAACCGACCTGACTAGCAAAGAGTCTCGACTGGCTCCTGAGCGCGCGATGGCGTTGGAAACGGCTTGCAGTAACTCCTGGTCTTGAACGAGAGAAGGGGAGTCGTCGGATAACCCACCTATAACTTCGCAACCTCTAAAAGATCTGACGTTGACTATAAAAGGGGAGTTGATGTCGCAATGAAAGAGGGTTCTTGACTTAAATGATCCCCTCAGATAATGTGGCGCAGTAATACCTAGAGAATTCACGTACGACATTAGACACTTAAGAGTCGGAAGTGTACGCAAAGCCGCAGTGGCTTTTCGGTGATCAAAGGGTATACCGCTACCCACACAGCATTCAAAAACGAATTGCAGATAGCATTGCCCATCTCTAGGTTTTGGTGCTCGCGAATAGTTAGCCATGTCGGTAACAGCTAAGATCAATTCACCAAAATGCCGCACGTACTCCGAAGCCGCATACATGGTAGCGCAAGAGACACCATCATTACGCTGCAGGTAACTAACGACATTTAAGTTGCGAACATACAAAGTTATGGTAGAACCATCAACGTTGCGAAACTTGTCGTAGAAATATCCACCGGCGACGACGTAAGACGTGACATACGTGTGAACGTAACGTGAGAACGTTATGGAATCATTAAAATCCACACTTTTACACCTAAAACACCGTTTTTGCCTGGGTTTTGGTAGGGCGCCATGCAAGTCACCACTCAGAACAAATGTTTTTCCTTTAACGTAATGAGTGGTGGTGTCATTAAAAGGGGACGTGTTCAACGAACCTCCAACCAGAGTGTCAGGCGAGAGGCACTGAAAGTCACCTCTTGCGGAACAATGGAAGACGTTCCCCACGAAGAAACCCTTAAAGGGCGACAGACAGAGGTCGTCAGATATGACCTCAGATGCGAAGGCGGAAACGTCAGCCGCCTTAGGATAAGCTCCCAAAGAATGAGCTAATTTAAACGGGAAAGCCCGACCGGTGCTCAAATTAATGTTGAAAAGATGTTCAACATAGCAAAACCCTTCAGCAGGTCGATACTTCATGTTAAACGAGGAGAAATCCCCGTTGGTGGAAAACGCCGAGAAGTACCTGCTGTATCGAGGGCAGAAGATAGAGTATACCTTCTTCAAACCGCCGAGATGGCAGTGCATTCTGGTGAAGTCGCCTTCACAGGAAAGGCGTATGACATCTTCACCAGATCGAAAGCTGTCGTAGAAGGTATGGTGACCGGCATAAAATTTTAATAAATAATCTGATACCTTATCGATCAGATTACCCTCCCCAGCGATACGACGAGATCGCGATGTGACGATAAATGAGGGCTTAATATGCTCCGTCACATCCTGCAGCAATGAGGAGGGTTGGTGGTGGACAACAGGCGTGAGACTCTCTGGTCGAAGAGACGTTCTCACATTGTTGTCATCAGCGAGCCGCCAGCTGGAAGTTTTAGGTTTAAAACTTTGCTTTTGGGCGACTCCGAGAGGTTTCACCTGTTTAAGGCTCCTCTTGACGCGAGGGGATATGGGGGTATCCCTCGCGGTACAGTTAGAACCACCTTTTGAGAAGGTGGGGGATCCCCTCTTTGACGGCAGAGAGAGGAAAAACTGCGGGTGCGACAGAGATCGCACCACTTTGTCGTTCGGATCAAACGACTTCGAAGGGGCATAACGAAACACCCCTCTGAAAGTTATGATCCGTTTCCTCGTATATATTTTCATTTCGGTTCGTTTAGAGTTAACTAAACATAGGGACTTTACTTTATTAAGATACACGTTGGCGAAACGCGCATCATCAGTAGCTGACGGGGCCAGCTTATGGGGACTGGGGAGGGGTTCAAAGGAGGAAGAGGAGAATCTCCTAGAACGAAGGTCGCTCACGACAGAGTGAGGACTAGATGAAGAAGAGAGAGAAGAGCTCTCATGACGAAGGGAAGAGGAAGAAGAAGAAGCCTCAAGGGGACTTCGAGGGGCACAACGATGTGCACGTCTCTCGTGGAGAGATTCTCGATAAACAGAATCGAGAGGTGGACGTCGTGTGTGGTTGACCGGAGGTGGGGCAGCGACGGTCAGCGCTGGAGCGGAGAAAGCCGCGGCTTGGACTTTGAGCTTAGCTTGCTCACGGTCCATCAAGATCTTATCGCAAAGAGCGGATAAGGGATCGAGATTGGACTGGGGTTTGCAAGAAAGCGCAAGTTCGCGCAGACGCTCGCGCTCGAGCACTTCAAGTTCAGCATCGGACTTGAAGGAGAAGGTTATGGGGATTAGGAGAGACATGGTGCGCGAAGCAGAGGGGGGGGGGGGGTTTGGACTTTTAAATGCTGCAATCTTAGATCCCTGGTGAAAGGGCAGAAGACAGGAAAAAAGGGCCGAAAC